GATTCACGGATTGGCCAAATGATTGATGAAGGTTCGGCATTGGCGGCATTGAATGCGGTCAGAACATGTCAGAAAGTGACCGATAATTGTTTGGTTAACGCATGTATGAAAAATCCATTAAGTTGTGTCGAAGGAACATCGTTGGCAACAATTGCAACGGCTGATATTGTTTCGGGCGGATTGGAAAAAATGCAAACTGTTGCGGTCAATGATGAAATGTTTTCCGGAACAACAACTGCGTCTGATGTTCGTAAATTGTTAAAAACACAGTGTTTGGAAACAATTGGTGCGAATAAATATTGCCATATGACATATTTGGAAAAAACACCATCGAATCGTGAATTGGCTGACCCTGATTTAATGGAAGAAGTGTTTTCATTGGCATATTCTGCGCGCCAAAGTTATGCGAATACAAAAATTACCGAAGAAGTCAAAAAATTTGATACAAACGCAAAAGATAAATGTTATGAAACAATTAAATCATGTGCAATGCGTTCATGTGGTGGCGGTATTGGATCGGTATGTTATAAATTGGCCGGAAATGGTACATCGGGTGTTCATGTAAATGGCGATGCAACTTACAAAGATATTGCGGCCGGATGCGGTGCGATTGTTAATGCGGATGCGTATTGTATGTATGCGGCTACATCAACCGGTGCAAATGGTTATCAATATGCATATACAAACGATGATACATTCAAAATATTGTTCCCTGAATATAATGCCGGGGCTGAAAATGATGTAATTGGCGCGGTATCAAAATTAAATGCGTTATTGGCAACATCATACAATGATGCGGCAATTGAAGATATGAAAAAACAATGTCAAACGGTTGCGTTGTCATGTGTTAAATCAATGTGCGGTACCGATTATGTAAATTGTTACCGTAATCGGACGGATATTGTTGCCGGTTCTTATGATACTGGCAATGGCAAATTGGACAGATCCATGAACAAAATGGGTGGTGTATTGGATTACAACATTGTAATGGGATTGTGTATGAACACGGTTAAAAATACGCCGGTTTGTGATGAACATTTGAAAGTGGCAACGGCATCATGGCGCAATTCAGCCGATGCGGACAGTTGGAACAACAACAATACTGTTCGTGATGCATGGTTGGGCGCAAATACAACCAAGGCGTCTGTGATTGCCAATGAAAGTGATGTTATAATCGGATGTCGTGCACAAAATTCAGCCACGGCCAATGTGGTTAACATGGTTCGCGATATTGATTGCACCGGAACAATGGAACCATTGAATGGAAAATGTGTTGGTGTTGTTGACGAAGATGGTTGTATTTACAGTGAACCTGTTTATATGAGCCAAACTGAATATGTATTGGAAAATGGTGCAAAAACATTATTCCAACAATTGTTGGCCGATGTTGAAAAAGAAGCCCAAGCATTATACAACGCCAAATTAACCAAGGAACAAAATGTCTGTTTGGCTAATAACAATGGTGGCATTATGGGGTCAACCGATAATGGTTCAACATTTATGTGGGTAAAATTGAAATCCAACAAAGTGCCCAAAAATTATGCAAACAAAGGTTTGACAACAAAGCAATTTGTTGCATCAAATGATTTGTATGGTTCGTTCTGCCGTGCAAAGATAACTGTGTTATCCGATGATAAAGATATCCAAGAAATGTTGGGCGACAAAGCAACGGCATATTTTGCGGTTGGTGATTCGTTTACATGTGGTTCATGGATTAATGACGCCGATTTGCGTAAAATTTCCGATATGGTTGGTGAACGTGAATTATGCAAACAGGGTTATGGTAAATGGGTAAATGGTAAATGTGATGGTTCAAAAACATCCACCAAGGAAAAAATTGCATATGCATGGGGAACCGTTGCACCGGCATTGGGATTGGGTGCCGCTGGGTTTGTTGGCATGGATGCATTACAAAACAAAGGTGCTTCGTTGGGTGGTTTGTTGAATGGTAAAGGCATCAAAGCAACCAAGACCGCAAATGAAGCCGCCGATAAATGTTTGAATGAAGTGCAAAGTGCGGAATCTTCATTTAATACTGCGCAGATTTCAACGGGTACGGCTCGCGTGTCCGCATTTAATACAGCAGTTGAACATGCTAATAAAGCATTGCGTTATGCACGTACCGCAGGTGCAGATGTGTCAGGTATAGATACATTCCTTATGGCAAATGATACATATGAAACTGTTGATGGCACTACTACGGCTGCTACCTATGCATGGGATTCAAACAGTGTGACACAAATGAATAATTTAATTGTCAAGATTGGCAGCCAAAGCGCTTGTGGGAACAAATGTAAAACAAATATACAAACGGCAAGGGATGCTGTTGCTGTTGCGCCCACATCCATAAACGATGGTAAAATAATTTCTATATCAAATGCGTTAAGTAATGCGTGTACAGAATCAAAATTGTCACCTTGTGATATACCAACTATGAAAGTTGTCGAAGCCACCGCAGCATCCACAACTGCTGCAACCCAGCGGGTAACATCAGATATAACAACGTCTGAGGCATGGAAGAATTTCCAACAGAATTTGTGGTATCTTCAATAGAGAATGCAGATGAAGCAGTAACTATAACGGGAGAAGCCGCTCAAATTCCGCAAAAGCCAGCAGGACAGTAATCAGGAGCTTTCCCATAGGTGTATCATCGGCCTTGCCCATATTGAGGATGTTCACATTGATATTCTTGGCAAGAAGCTCCTGCACGGTCTTGGCCCCGTCAGCGGCAGTCCTGGCAAATCGATCCAGCTTTGTCACCACCAGCGTATCTCCAGGCTGGAGCAATTTGAGCAGTTTGGAAAACTCCGGCCTGTCCATCTTTGTGCCTGTGAAGCTGTCATGGTAGATAATTTCACATCCAGCGGCTTTCAGCTTGGCCTCCTGATCTTGCAGGGAATTACCATACTTATCCTGTCCTTTGGTACTTACACGGGCATATCCGTAGATCATGATCTCATCTCCTCTCCACAGTGGCCTGACCAACAAAGCGAATATGATGAAAGAGAGTATCATTTAATCGCTTATTGAACTCGTTGACAATTTCCTCATCTGTAAAATCAGACAGTTTCGCAGAGTAATGTTTCTGTGCAAATTCATCATCGCTCATGGATTCAAAATAGTCAAACATGGATGCAGGAATAGCAATACGGTCTGGATATTGCATTCTCTGTTTAACACACTTCCAATCGGCTTTCAGAAAACCGACAGTGGTTATTTCCTTACCACCGTAGAAATCAGTTTCCATGTTGACAACGATAATCCTTTTTCGTTCATCTTCTGAAATGATACGAACAATAGATATATCAAAGAAATCCACTCGCACTCACCCTCTCTTATTTTCCACCCAGCAGCTCATCCAGATCAGCCTTGGAGATGGAAGAGGTAGCTTTCCGCACGGTCAAGGTTTCCTCATCACCATCGATCACCCATTCCTTTTTCGATCCCATCTTGTCACGGATGATGATTTCACAGCCCATAGCATTGAACATCTTAAGCAGATTGTCAATGCGAATGCCATTGCGATTGTTATTGAGCAGACCTGTGATGTTGGACTGGCTCTTAAAACCAGCCTCTTGAGCCAAGGTTTCCTGAGACCAGCCACGGAGCTTCATTACTTCACGAACTACTTGCTTTTCAGTCATGTTGATTACCACCTTTCGATGATATTATAGCAAATAGATTTCTCTATGTCAATAGGTTTTTCTATTATTTTCAAACTTTTTATTTTTCGGGGATATTCGCCGCACTCCCTCCGGGGTGGGGCTGGGGCATATATCCCCCTGTGGATGGTGTGGAGCAGCAGACAGAAAACGCGCTCAGACGGCCAGAAAAGGCCCTCAGAGCACTGGAAAAGGAAACAGCATACACGCGCACAGAAAAGAAGAAAACGCGCTCAGAGCGCCCAGAAACGGCCATAAAAGAAAAGGCCCTCAGCGCTTGCAGCTCTGGGGCCTGTTCAGCTTGTGTTATTCATGTTTTCGCTTTATGTCGCTGGGCTTATATGATGCAGCTTGACATATTCCCGCAGATCGTTTAATGATCCGTTCATGCTCCACCATTCCGCAGGATGAGAAGCACAGACAATATAATACTTGCTCTTCCTTCCGTAGTCTGTTCTTGCCTGTTTCCGATCCTGGGCGCTTGCCTCTTTCAAATAAAGGCCGTATTTCTTCATATAATCCGCTTTTCTCATTGTTTCCGCTTTCCTCTCTTAATGTGTTTCAACTGCCTTGAAATATGATCCGAATGAGCTGCACAGAATCCAGAATCCTGCCTCTTTCCGAATCTCATAGAATCCGCTTGACATAAGCCTCATTTTGAATTTATTAAGAGCGCTTTTCCCGTTCGCTGCATTCATGAGGCATACAGGTTCATTGTTGACCATATCCATGATTGCAAAATGTTTCATTGCTTGATCCTCCTTTCACTTTGTCAATTTGAGCAATTCAGCCAAGATAACAAACGGTAAAACGATAATGCACAGAATCAGCATTTTTCAATCCTCCATAAAATCAATTTCTTTTGTTTCTCTGATCCTCACCCACAAATCAATATACTGTGCTGACCAGGTGCCATTATCATATTGCATATCACATTTGCCAGTGAAAACATATCCGATTTGTAAAGGCGTATTTTCTTTTCTGTCAATATACATCGGATTTTTATTTCTGATAGCGTTATTTGAAACAGAGATATAATATCTGTTTTCCAATTCATCCCGAAATTGAAGGATAGCGCTTTTCAGATTTTCAGCCTCTATATTGATCCTGCGAACATATCCCGAATCGATCCACCACTTTTTATTATTGTATTCCTTCATGGTGCAAGTGGTATCAAATTCATAATTTGTCATATTATTGAGCCTCCTCTATCAATTCTCTGTCTGTTTCATCTGGTTTTCTTGCATACAAGCGGATTGTTTTTCCCGCTTCTAATTCCTCTATCAATCGCCAGGGGAAAACATAGCACAAATCAGAATAGCAATTATAAATCGTATGTCCTGTCTCCCAATTATTCAAGCAATATGTTTCCCCTATAAATTGACAATCCAGCCAGGATAAAACGCTATCCAATGTTAAAACATCGTCTTTCTTACTTTCTTCTATCGTCTCCCTGTCATACTTGATTGTAATGTTTCCGTTTTTATATTCCCTTGATAATCCATTGTAATAATTTTCTCTGAGCATTTTATTATTCTCCCTTCTTTTCTCTGTGCTTTTCGATCCTTAAAGCTGCATTTGTGTTTTCCGCATATTCCTTATAACGCTGTTTTATTTCTTTCCTGCTGTATTCGCTGCATTCACATTCCCAGCCATAACCGTAATTTGTCATCAAATCGTATCTGTCAACTGTTTTCCGAACATACGCCATATAATCAACCTTCTTTCTTAAAAATCAATCTTTCTTTTCTGTACAGGCTTTGTAATGACTTCCCAATGCCAACTTCCATTATAGATATTAGGAACTCTTTTCTTGTCTGTTCTCTGTCAACTTTGCAAAGAGGATGTTTAACCAGGAGATTGAAAATCATGTTAGCAGCTTCTTTTATATCATCGTCATGACAGGAAAAACGGAAGAACGAATCAAATAACCAATTTTTATCATCAATTATTTCACCCAGGCAGACACAACGCTCATTATTAGAAATAGGCGTTTTCCAGAGAATAAAATCAAAGAAAGGATTGTCATCTAATACATACTCATAGTATACATTATCAAGAATGAAAGTGATTTGATGGTAAATAGGCAGGATGAGCGGAGTATTATCAAAGCTCTGAGCTTCTTCTAATTTCTCTCGATATTCTTTCAATGCCTTTTCTCTCGCATCATTTACACCATATTGCATATTGGCGCGTTCCATGTTCTCAATCTTCTCTTTCAATTCTGCTATTACCTGATCCACCGTCCTATTGACAATTTCATACTTGGGAAATTCTTTTACCCTCCCTCCAGCATTTTCTATGATGCCCCTCAAAGCATCAAGCAGCCTTGCACAGTTATAATCCCAATTCTTCAAATAGCGCTTTTCCATTTTCTTCTTCCTCCTTCATTTTGTTTGGGGCTTGTCAATAGGCTTTTCTATTAACAAATACATGATAACAGATAAATCTATTATTGTCAATAGGTTTTTCTATTATTTTTGAAATTTTCTCATAGATTTTTCTATTTATTTTTCGTTGTCTATCAATTCAACAGTATTTAGACAATGCTATATAATAGGAAGAAATGAAAATGAACAGACCCGGAAAAGGCCCTGAGAGCCAAGGAAAAGCGGCCAGGGCTGGAGGGCTTGCGGGATCAGCCAGGGCAGAGGGTCAGTTAAACCCATCTAACCAATAGGTTTATCTATTAGATATATCTAACTGCTCTCCCAGGCCCTCTGAGACCCGCCCAAGGCCCGATCAGGTGTCCGCACAGAAAAAAAAGGCCCATGCCGGATCGCGCCAGCACGGGCCAGAGGTCGGGTCGGTCAAAGTCGAAAGTCGAAAGTCGAAAGTCGAAAGTCGAAAGTCGAAAGTCGAAAGTCGAAAGTCGATCAATCCTCAGAGTTGGAATCATAGTCGGATTCAGAGTTGGAAGAGCGCTGCGGCAATCCCAGGCGCTCCCTGATCTCAGCCTCAGAATAGTCGCTCTCCTGCCGCTGATTGGGCGTGACAACGTATTCTGTCTTATCTTGGTAGCCGAAGTTGTTTTTGCCCAGGAAGATGCCAGCCACGGGGTTGATCTTGCCATTTTGCATGTAATTTTCCCATAAATTTTCCATCAAACGGTACGCTCTTTTTATGGTGTCCCGCACGGTTTTCGGTAACTCATCTATCGTTCCACGCCCCTGGGTCTGTCCTGTTCTGATCTCCCAAAGCCGCCGTCTGTCCATCCCATTAAGTGCCAAACCCAATCCTGCAACAGTAGGCTTATTCCCATAATTCGCCACAATCTGGAAATATTCATTGATCCTCCGTCTTACGGCCTCAGCATCTCTCAAATCAATATCGGGCAAATTGGAAATCTCCAGGCTCATGTGAAGCAATCCCCTGTTGGTATGCGCCCAATCATCATCGTGTTCTTCTCCACCGTCATCAATCATCCCCAACTGATTGGGCGGGTTATTTCGGGCCAGGGAAGTGGGTACGCCCCGCTTCTCAATCAACTCCTCCGGTGTCATGCCATGCAATTCCGCGATGGTGTGCGTACCATCCCCGGTCATTTCTTTCGATGGTTTTCTTTTTCTGCCAGCAGCTTTTCTCTCTTCTTCAACAGTCTCCTTAAAAACAGTCTCCTGTTTCCCGACAGTCTCCTTATCCAAACCAGTCTCATTTTTCTGTCTGCTCATACAGTCTCCTCCTTTTCTGTATACTGTCTGCTTTCTGTTTTTCCACTTTTCCGCTTTTCTTCGGGAAGTGTAAAAAGTGTAATCTTTTGGCATTTTCCCTATAACTTTTCTATATAGAGGCCCTATATAAGAAAGTTATAGGAAAAAGGTCGAATTGTTACACTTTTTACACTTGATGATAACAGCAAAATCTATTATTCAATAGGTTTATCTGTTAAAACATCTGTTTCAAACCAATCCCCTTGAAAACCTGATACCCATCCTTCATCCTGCGTCCATCCGTCCAATCAGGATGCCGTTCTACCTCAGCATAAAACTTGACCGTAGACATAACGAACAGCCCTTCGCTCTTCGCCCAATTCTTGTATTTGACATACAAATCCTTGGGCTTGATCGTCAGCCCGTCTCCACGTTGGCAGCAGGAATCCAGAAATTGC